GCGAACAAGGTTTCTTTAAAGAAGGCGCAAAGTTTTTTAGGGACTTGCCAACCGAATTAGAGAATGGCGCAAAGGCTTTCCAATCCGTAATGGGCAACATGGAAAGCGCGTTGGATAACTTTGTTCGCACGGGCAAGTTATCGTTTAAATCTTTGGCGCGTAGCATCATTCAAGATTTGATTGCCATTCAATTGCGGGCATCAGCAACAGGTTTGTTTAAATCTTTGTTTGGTATGTACGCGGGTGGTGGCTTTGGTACTGGCAACGCTTTTGGCAACCAAGACCTTGGCGGCTTCTTAGCCGATGGTGGTTCTGCTAGTGCTAATACGCCTTACATCGTTGGCGAACGCGGGCCTGAACTGTTTGTTCCCCGTTCATCAGGCACGGTAATTCCAAACCATGCTTTAGCGGGTGCGGGCGGCTCTACAAACATCACAAACAACTACATTAACGCCATTGATACCAAATCGTTTGAAGAACGCTTGTACGGTAGTTCTAATGCGATTTGGGCGGCAAATCAGTACGCTAATAAATCATTGGCGGTTAACAGGGGTCGCGCATAATGTCATTTCAAACAATATTTTCAATTCAGCAATCAATGACGGTGAACAATCGCCGCATGGTTGGACAACAAGTAGCGCGTTCGGGTTACATCACCGTTGCACAGTATTTAACTGCTGTGCCTTGGGTGTTTACGATTCAACCCCATGCGTACCTTTACTACCCACAGGTTCGCGATGTAATACAAACCATCGACAACCTTGATAGGCAATTGCCCGAAACAATTACCTTTAATACATCGAACCTTTCTTGGTTTACTGAAATGCGCGGCACGGCTACAGCGGCTACCTTGAACGGTACGCCCGTAGCAAATACGCAAACGCTTGCCTTGACTTCTAACGGCACATTTAAAGCGGGCGACTTTATTATGATTAGCGGGTACACCTACAAAGTGACTGCCGATAGCGCGGGTTCATCAGTAAACATTAACCGACCCCTGATTGGTACGCCATCATCAGGCACAACGGTTTTTATTGGCAACGCGTGTACATTTACAGTAGTTGCGGAATCATGCCCAACATATACATTAAACCCAATGACGGATGGCGCATTTGTGCAATGGGATGCCCCGTTTGTTTTTAGAGAATACATCGTATGACAACAATCAATGCGGTAACTGGTTATCAAATCAATCACGCGGAGTTTGTACGCTTGACCGTAGGAACTGCCGCAACGGTTTACACATTCTGTAACGCCGCCGCACCAATCACGGTTAGCGGTATCACATTTACAAACCTTGGCGCATTGTTAAATGTTGGTGATGTTCAGCGCGACATTAAGGCAACATCCGATGACATGACGATTGCGTTAACGGGCATTGATTCAGCAAACATTGCTTTGATTCTAAGTAGCGACATTAAAGGTTCGTTAGTAGAGGTTTGGCGCGGTTTCTTTGATTCAAACAACCAAATCATTACTACGCCTACAACGCAGTTTTTTAAACGCTACCAAGGCATTATTAACAGCGTTTCTATTACCGAAGATTTCAACAGCGAAGCAAGAACTAGGATTGCAACTTGTTCTATTTCTTGTTCATCAATGCGCCGCATTTTGGAAAACAGATTGTCGGGCGTAAAGACTAATCAAAGCAATTGGCAATTTATTTACAGCGGTGATACATCGATGAATCGCGTAAGTGAAATTTCCAATACATTCTTTGACTTTGGTTCACCGCCTAAGACACAAACACAAGCAAGCGAAACTACAGTTACTACAGAAAATACAGCGGCTAAAGAAATACCATGATAAGACAAGCGACAAGATACGATATACCTAGATTGTTAGAAATTGTAGAGGCTTACGCTTATGAAAACCCAATTAAAAAACTTGGTCAATCGCATAACCACTTTCCCCGTTATGTTGAAGAACTATTGTTTAGCATCATTCAAGGGCGTGGGTTCATTTATGTGGATACGCATTTGCGCGGTGCAATCATCGCTTACAAAACTTCTAACATTTGGTCGCCAAAAGTAAAAGAGTTAAACGAACTTTTGTGGTGGGTAGAACCTGAATATCGCAATGGAACGGTTGGTGGTAGGCTTTGGAAAGCGTTTGATGAACGCGCACAAGATATGTTAAAGATGGGTGATATAGATATTGTTTGCACTTCAATTTCTGCTAGTGGCCCGTTGATTGATTACACGCGCCGCGGATACAAACCGCTTGGCGCAACTTTTGTTAGGGAATAAAAATGGTTGGAACATTAGTAGCATCGGCATTTTTAGGCGCGGCGGCGGCGGGAACATTTGCTTATGTAGCAACTGCTTTTGTGGTTAACTTTGCGCTATCGTCCATCGTTACGCGTATGTTTGGCGACAATCCTGAATCACAACAGGATATGGGAGTTCGCCAACAAGTTCCCCCAAGCGCAGTAAACGCAATTCCTATTGTGTACGGCGATGCGTACATGGGCGGCACATTCGTTGATGCGGTGCTGACTACCGACCAACGCAAAATGTATTATGTGTTGGCTATTTCTAGCATTAGCCCTAATGGTCAATTTACATTTGACCAAACCGATATGTACTACGGCGATAGGCTTATTGGTTTTGACCCAAGTGAACAAGGCAAAGTAATTACGCTAACTGATGAAGCGGGCAATGTAGATACAAAGATTAGCGGCAATTTGTTTATCTATTTGTTTACATCAAATCAAGCGGGAACAATTACAGCAATCAATAGTTCAGGCACATTGCCTAGTGGCATCATGGGCGGTTCTGATATTGCCGCGGCGCAAAGATGGCCTACAAGCGGTCGCCAAATGAATGGCTTGGCGTTTGCTATTGTTGTATTGAACTACAACCGCGATGCAGATACAACGCAAATGCAACCCGTAACATTTAAAGTTAGCCATACTTTAAACGGTACAGGCGTAGCCAAAGCGGGCGATGTTTGGTATGACTACATTACAAATACTGTTTACGGTGGCGCAGTAGATGCCGCGTTTGTTAATAGTTCAAGCGCAACAGCATTGAACGCATACGGCGACCAACTAATTACATTTGACGATTACAGCGGCAACCCATCTACGCAACCGCGTTACCGCATCAATGGCGTATTGGATGCAGGGCAATCAGTTCTTTCTAACATTGACCGTATTGTTTCCGCGTGTGATTCGTGGATGACATATAACGCCGCATTGGGTCAATGGTCGGTGGTGGTCAACAAAGCCGAATCTGCCGCGTATGCGTTTGATGATGACAACATCATTGGAGAAATTCGCGTTAGTGCAACCGACATTACATCGTCAATCAATCAAGTTGAAGCGCGTTTCCCGTTCAAAGAAAACCGCGACCAAGCCGCATTTATTAACATTGAAACACCTAGCGGTTTACTGTATCCCAACGAACCCGTTAACAAGTATTCAATTACTTATGATTTGGTTAACGATTCGGTGCAAGCAAATTACCTTGCTAACCGTTTGTTGGAACAAGCCCGCGAAGATTTGATTGTTTCTTTTAGCACTACCTACTACGGTATTCAGGTAGATGCGGGCGATGTGGTTAGCGTTACCAATTCTGATTATGGATGGAACGCAAAACTTTTCCGCGTGATGAAAGTTAACGAAGCATCATTGCCCGATGGGTCATTGGGTGCAAAGTTGGAACTTAGCGAATACAACGCGCAAATCTATGATGACCAAGACATTACGCAATTTACGCCCGTGCCTAATAGCAACTTGGCATCGCCCGTTTACTTTTCTGCATTAAGCGCACCTACGGTAACCGCATCGCGACCATCGGATGCCGTGCCTAGTTTTGATGTGCAAGTATCAATTCCTACAACGGGTCGCGTTACATTTATCACTTTGTTTTACACAAACACGCCCGCTGATTCATTAAGTTGGAAAGTTCTTAATACAGCAACATCACCTAACAATGTCCCCGTTGTTAATGGTTCAACTTACACATTCCCAAATCAAGTATTGCCCGCGGGAACTTTTTACTTTACTTACACGGTAGGTAATGAAATTGCATCATCGCAAAAG